ATCTGTTTCAGGTTTCTACATCCGTTTGTATTAAACTCTTTGCGGCTTTTTGGTCGTCCAATCACCTTGGTCGTCTTACATTTCACGTTACCAGTGTTATTGACTAATCTCCGTGTAGTCTTGAATGCGCCCATTATTTATTATATACTCACATTTTTCCACCACGGAGCCTCAAGACCAGGTGCAAAGTACTCTCCTTTTGAATATTGTAGTCAGCGAGAGTACGCCCATCTTCGAGTTGCTTGCCTGCGAAGATCAGTCTCTGTTGGTCTGGGGGAATACCCTCCTTGTCCTGGATCTTTGCTTTGATGTTATCGATCGTGTCTGACGATTCTACCTCGAGAGTGATTGTCTTGCCCGTGAGGGTTTTAACGAAAATCTGCATTTGTAATATAATCTATCCACCCTTCTAAGCACTTTAATTCTATTCACTCGGGACGTTGGGTCATGAACCTCCATGCTCTGTCTCGACAGCCCGTAGGGTCTGACGTACTCCACACACGGTTCTAGTTCCCCCGTGGTCATCACCAGCATCTCGAGACCTCGTCTCGTCTTCAGAGGAACGTTCAAGAGCATCTTTCCACTCGTGAGAAACTGTGTGGGCTTCTGATTACACTCGAGGTGAAGACGCATCCTTTCCTCGGCTGGCAATCTTTTCCAAATTTCGTAGTACATGTCTCGTGGCAGGTTTACGAGGGGCTGGGGGGCACTTGGGCTCGGTGACGATAGCCTTTTCCCAGATGAGTCGCTGAACATCCGTGCAGAGTGCGTTGGTCGCCTGGCAAAATGCGAGTTTGAAGTCGTCGGTCGTGAGGGCGATGAAGTCTTCGGACATTTTGATATGAATATTACATTTCTAGTCTTCACTTAGGTCTGCTATGATACCTTGAATTTTTGATCGCCCTTCTTCAGACGTCGAAGCCTTCAAAAGGGCGTATAAGGTTTTGAGGTCTTGGTCGCGAAGGGGGCGGTTGTTGTAAAACATTTTGATATGAATATTACATTTCTAGTCTTCACTTAGGCTATAAAAGTTCGGGGTGAAGTGTTTCCAAATCTTCACACGTGTAGGGGGCTAAGTGGAACCCCATATCTTTGAGACTGGGTAAAGTTCGTGTTTTACCACCGGGTGTGTAGTACTTCTGACCATCCTTCGTCACGCGTTCAAACAGGCACTGAGGGTGGAAGGTCTTCTCCCCCCACTCACGGAACTTCTGGTATTTATTGAAAAACATGTAGTGATTCTGGGAATACATGGGTGGCAACTGACCACTGGGTATACGAGGTACGCTCATGTTGATGGTATCGTACTCCATCAGGGGTTCCGTGTCCCTGGTCAGCCTGTACCCACAGAAAAGGCGTAGTTCTTCGACGTCCGACTGTTTCTTACCCCCGAGAACCGCGTGGAGAATGCGTTGTAAAAAGATGACCGCGTGACCAGGTGGTACTTCCACGTGTCCCTTTTTATTCAGTTTTATAGTGTCTGACCGCTGTGTGCGAAGTCGTTCCGCCAACTGCCCATCATCCGCTTGGGTGGCGAAACCCGTGGTACCATCCAGTGGGTCGTTGTGTGTCCCCAAAAGGACGACAAACTCCTGTGTATTTTCGCTCAGATTAACCCAACCCCCAAAAACCTCGTCGGAATCATGGAGGGGTTTGGGTCCATCATATACGTCACGGTGCCAACTCTCCCCCGAGACTGTGCCAAAATCACGGTGTCGGACACACACGCGATCCATGAGCATCTCCAGTCTGGTGGCTCCCTGAGCGACCCCTAGACGCGACGGGAGCGTAGCTCCCTGAGCGTACGATTTGAAAAGTGGGCGCACGCGAGACTTCAACTCTTTGCGGAGTGCGCGGATGGTGGGGTGGTGAAAGCTGGAGGGATTACCAAACGCTCCAAATCCACCGAGCACCCTTTGGACACCCCGACCCTTTATTTTATATTCCGGAAATTCGTCGATGGCGGACCATATCCTCTCAGACCATTGTTTGTAGTCTGAGAGGATCGGTAAAACAACAACTCCGTGTGTGCGAAGATCGTCGGCCGACATTTTATATTTTTCATTTCATTGTTCTCCACTTAGATAGGCAATGACAACTTTTTCACCGCATTCATTCGTCGCGATGACGTACTCCTCCTCGATGGCTGGAAGTGCCGTGGGTATCACCGAGCGCCTGTTGTCATCGTAGCAATCTTTGAGTTCCGCAAACGAATATGTTCGAGATCGACATCCAAGAGAAATCGACGGAACCATGCTGGTAAAGTTACCCATTCACGCGCGACGTTGTATACAGCCTGGATCAGAGTCCACATGTGTATGACTTGGGGCTTTCTTTTTTATCTTCGTAAATGTTAGATGGTCGTTTCGTTACAAGACGTTCCGAAGAAAGTGCAATACATCACTGTGGATTCTCAGTACGTGAAGGGGTCCAACAACACGTTCGCGGTGGACATATCACTGGAATCCAACATTCACATCGAAGAGATGAACAAGGTCATAGGCATAAAGATGGTCGACTTCTACGTGACCCAAGTGGGACAGAGTGATGCCTCTGGAAACACCAACGTGGCCAAGTACATAGACGTGGTGTGTCCCGACGTACCCAAGGTGGCTCAGATGTTGGACGAGAGAAAGGGGCAGATATTGGCGCGGGTCCCCCTGGAGAGAAGCTTCACGGGGAGTAATGACTTCATCATGCGAGACAAACAGTGGAAATCATTCAACAGACAGACAAACTACTTCAACCCCATATCCATCCAAAAGTTACACTTCAACATGTACGAGTCCCAAGGTGATGGGGACTACGAACTCCTTCAGCCCTCCGTGAGTTTCTATATGGTCTTGGAGGTGACCACCGTGGATGTCAAGGAGAAACCAGTCAATAAGGAGGTGCAGATACTCGAAGCCATCCATGAACTCATCGGGAAGATTGATGTTCTGAACAGTAACGTTCGCAAACTTCCCGAGAAGGAACCCGAAAAAAAGAAAAAGTTTTCATTCAATTATATCCTACTGGCTCTCGCCGCCATAGTGGGAGGGTACATCTTTTACATAAATAAGTTTAAGCCTTCACCGTAAGCGTCTTCTTCTTCCTGCCACCAGACTTTTTCGCCGGAGGAACTTCTTCCACCTTCTCCACAACCTCCACCTTCTCCACAGGGACGGGGGCCTCCACAGGGACCTCCACAACCTTCTCAGGGACGGGGGCCTCCACCTTTTCCACGGGTGCCTCAGGGACGGGGGCCTCCTGAGGGAGGGCGTCGATGATCTTGAGGAGAGTGCCGTAGAGATGCTTCTTATCAAGACGAAGGCGATGAAGCTCCTGATGAATATCTTCTTTGATGGAATCCATAGTATTATATATAAAAGGGAGATTATCTTTAAAACAAATGTTACTCATCGGTCCCTCGCTCCTGAGTGGCATCGGGCAGCACCTGAAAAAGTACGGGGCACTCTTTCCGGGAAGCACGTACGTGGAACTGTCGGATACTTTACCCGACGCCGAGGAAGCCTTCATCTTCGCCCTGCCTGTGGCTCGATGGCTCGAGAGAATCCCAGTCCTCAAGGCAAAGTACAAGAGCCTCACGTGCATGACGGTGTGTGAGACCGAGACTGTACACGAGGACTACGGAAAACTCTTCGAGCACTTCGATCGCGTGGCGGTCCCGAGTACCTTCTGTCAGGAGGTATTCACGAGGCAGTTTCCTGGGACGACGTTCTTCGTGATACACGCCCACGTCCCCACGGAAGATAGGTACACCTTCTATCACATAGGAAACGTCATGGATCCGCGTAAAAACTTTAGGGCTGTGCTGGAAGCTTTCGTTCGTTTGAATGAACCAAAGGCTCGTCTCCTGATCAAGGCCACGTGTCATTCACCAGTGGAGATAAAACTACCAAATGTAAAGATCATCAACGGTCTGGTGTCGGACGAAGAGATGGATGACATACACAAGATGGGTGACTGCTACGTGAGCTTCTCACACTCCGAGGGGGTGGGGATGGGGGCCGTCGAGGCAGCCATGAGGGACAAACCGGTCATCATCACGGACTTTGGGGGAGCCCCGGAATACATTCACACACCCTACACTATCACCTGTACACTTCAAGAGTTGGAAAAGGATGACTTCCTCTTCAAAAAGGGTATGCAGTGGGGGAACCCCGACCCCGACCAACTCTTGGAGTATATGCGTGATGCATTCTATAGCCGATTGAAACACATGGATCATTCACACACGAGACGACTGACTGGACGTGAGAATATTTTAAAAGAATTCCTGGTCAATGATGTACTGGGAAAGAAGGGTGATGATACCGGTGAGGACAGCCCCTGAAGCCAGGGAACCCTTCTGGGCGATGAGCATCATGTTGAGGTCATCGATGATAGAGATACCCGTGGGCTTCTTGAGAATCTCGGGGAGTAGCTTGGCGATCATCAGATACAACACGATGGAGACGATGACAGGTTTGACTGCGTCTTGGTCGAACATTTATATATCGTAATATAATTATTTAAACCTTTTTACCTAGGACTACAGACATTTCTCTACTGGACACGCTATGTTTTTTACAAAAGTTTCCACACGACGCCTTGAATGTGCACTTCTTCCCCTTGAGTGTCGTGGACTGACATATATTAGACGTGTACTTTTGCTCCACAACCCGCTTGGGCGCC